CTGCTCTTTAGCAGGGTTTTTTATTGTTTATTACGCTAGACTATTAGCATATAAATTTTTATTATGACATCAAGTCCTAGAGCGTCACGCTCACCATTAAGAGCGATAGATCGTTTAAAGAAAGCTGCGAATTTAGAAGCTACAAAGAAGGAAGTTGAATTAACTGATGGAACGGTATTTGAGATGTGGGTATCACCTTTGACAATGGCAGAAAGAGAGAGAGCACAAAAAGGAGCTAAATCTGACGATGCAAATGAATTTGCTTTAAGGCTTTTGATGACAAAAGCGTTAGATGAAAATGGTAGTAGGTTATTTAATATTGGTGAAATTGATGTTTTAAAGAATGAGGTAAGGGATGCTGATCTTCAAATTTTGATGCTTGCGGTTATCAATACAGAGGATGATGACATCGACCCAAAATCCTAAGTGCGGAGCTGCGTAAAGATAATTTGTTGATGCTTCAGTTTGGTATTGCGAAAGAGCTAGGTAAATCTTTAGCGGAAATTCGTCAGATGACTGTAGAAGAAATCCTAGGTTGGAGTGCATATTTTCAAGTTCTTAACGAAGATCAAGAGAAAGAAATGCAAAAAATCCGTAGGAGTAGGTAAACTATTGGAATATTAGAGTTTCTGGGTCGTGGCAAAAGAAGCACCGTTAGTAATAAGGCTGGAATTTAAAGGAGAAAGACAGCTTAAAAAAACAGAAGTAAGACTAAATAAGATTAAAGATTTAGTTAACTCTATAGATAAAGTTGGTACTGATTTATTTAGCAAGGTATCAATTCCTAAAACGCAATCTGCTGTAGATCAATTAGAAAAACTTCAGAAATCATTAGCAAAAGCAGCAGCAGGAAGTGGAAGATGGGCAAATAATTTTGCTGGTTTAAATAAGCAATTAGGCAAATTTCAAACAATAATTAAAAGCTCAAAAGTTGGTACAGATGATTTTCGTCATGCACTTGTCGCTGCTGAAAGAGCACAGTCAAAATTATTTGAAGCTAGAGCAACTCAATCAAAAGTTTTAGGTCAGGCTTATTCCAGTAAAAGCAATCTGTCTAAAGACACGATGGCTGGTTTGATGGGCTTTATGGATTCAGATCAATTTTTTAAATCAAGAGATGCTTTAAGTAATTACAGGACTGAATTAAGAAGAGTTTTTGATTCTGTAGAGATAGGAACTGAAAATTATCGGTTATTAGAATCACAGATTAGAAAAGTAGATGGTTTGCTTAATAAACCTCAAGTAAAGAAAGCAGGAGAAGTTATTGGTGGAATAAGAGGTAGTGGAGGCGTTTCGTTTAAAGGAAAACAATTAAAAGAAGCAATAGATCTGCAAAACAAGTTGGAAGCAGGATCAAATGCACATGTTAGAGCCATTTTAGGAGTTAGAAAAGCTCAACAAGCGTATAACCAAGAATTACGAGTTTCTAAAACAATTCAATCAGCATTGAATTTTGATTTAATTGTTTGGAAGAAATTATTGGATTCTGTTCCAGCAATTGTGGGACGAATAGCTGGAGGAATGAAAGGGTTGTTTACAGGTAAGTTTGGCAAGTTAGGTCAAGCTACTGGGGTTGTTCTTGCCAGCAAAGCTATTCAAGACTTAATACAAAAAATACCTTTTTTAAGTCAAGCATTAAAAGACAATATTCAACAATGGGCTTTATTAACTCAAAGAGCAGTAGAAGGAATAACTGGAATTACAGTTGCTTGGACAGGGCTAAGTGGCTTGTTAGGTGGTGCTCAATGGGTTGTTGGTGCGGTTACTGGATTTAAAAAGTTTGAATCGCAAGCTGCTCAAAGCATTTGGAATACACAAAGAGCTGTAAAGAATTTTTATGAATCGCTTAGTGCGATGGCATGGATGATGCAAGGCAAAGGTGGAAGTCCTGCTGGTGTAGGACAACTGCTTAAAGATATGGCTTTAGGAGGTGAAGAACGACAAGAAAGTAAAAGATATGCACAACAAGGGCCAACAGCAAAAGAATTAATTCAAAAAGATTTAGACCTTCAAATAACAAAATTAAAACAAAGAAATTTAACTGAAAAAGATTATATTCAAATTTTAGAACGAAAATTCCAACTTGAACGTCAATTAAGAAGAGAGAATAGAAAAGAAAAAGTAATGGAAGTTAAGGCTGGAAAGCCTTTTGAGGAAGTATTCTCTACTGAAATAGAAGCAGCAGACAAAAGAAGAACAGAAAGATTAAGAGCTTACAATAAAGAAAGGGAAGCTTCTATTAAGCGAGGAACTAACTTAATTCAAGATGCAGATGCTCGAATTGCACAGGCAGGGAAAGATAAACTAAAAGAAGTTCAAAATAGATGGAAACTCGAAGCTACCAATCATAGTAAAGAACTTAAGCGAATAAAAGAAAGGCAGACAGCAGAAAAACAACGAACTGCTGATAGAAGAAAGGCAATGGGTAGGTTTGGTGAGAACGTAATGCTTGGAGCTGGTTTCCCCATGTTATTTGGTGGTGGCCCTGGAGCTGTTGCTGGTGGTCTTACTGGTGCTGTTGGACAATCCTTGATGGGATCTTCAGGATTTGGTATGCAAATCCTCTTTAGTGCTCTTGGTCAACAAATAGATGCTTTTGTCGGAAAAACGGCTGAATTAGGAAAAGCATTTAACAAGATCAATCCAGATGTTGATGCTGTTATTGGTTCGTTAGGAGAGGTCAATACTGAATATGGAAAGCATTTAGAGATGTTGAAGAAGATAAAAGGAGATGCAGCAGCGATGGTGGAAGCAACAAGAAGATTAACTGAAATTATTGGTAAAGGTGGAGTAGCTGCGATGGAGAAATTTGGTGATGACACGACAAAACTTGGAAATGAATGGAAGAAAATGACGACATTAATGATGGCAAGTATTTCTGAATTAATAAATTCTTCTGGAATCCTTTTGACATTGACTCAAGCAATTTCAAAAGCAAATAGATTTAATATTTTTGAAAGAAGAGTTAAAGATATAAAAGCAGGAGGAAAAAGTTTTGGTGATTTAAGTCAAAATGAAAAAGATATTATGGATTTAGCAGGTTTAAGAAAAGGAATATTAGAGAATCAAGGTGGAAACAAAATGAAGCAATTTGTTAGGGAAAATGTTGCTGGTTTAACACAAGTACTTCCTGATGGAATGGGAGGTAAATCAATGACAGATTTCCTAAGTCGATCTTCTGGTCAAAGAGAAGCACTTACGAATATTGATAATCAAATAGATACTTTGATGAGCAAGATACTTGCTGAAGAAAGTATTGGAAATTTATTAGGCTCTGGAGCAGATAAATTGGCTTCAATACAAGAAGAAATTGATCTTTTAGAAAGATCTTTTGCAATAGGAAGTAAAGCAGCAGGACAAGAACAAGAAGCTGCTGAAATTTTAGAAGAACAAAATAAATCAAGAGAAACGAAATTAAAGTTAAATGAAACAGATATTCTTCAAAAAATAGAACAAAGAGACAGCTTAAAAGAACAACTAGAACTTTGGAATCAGATAAAAGACACAGTTGCAACAGGTCTAACTAATGCAATTACAGGTTTAATTGAAGGAACGAAATCACTAGGAGAAAGTCTCGGAAGTATTGCTAAGAGTATTGGAAGCATGTTGCTTCAAGCAGGTATTTCAAGCTGGATTGGAGGAATGAATTTTGGAGGCAAAGCACCAGTAAAGCCGCCAACTAAAACTTATGTAGTGGCACAAGGAGGATACATGGCAAATGGAATTAAACCATTTGCTTCAGGAGGACTAGCCACAAGACCAACTCTAGGACTCGTGGGAGAGGCTGGAGAAGACGAATACATAATTCCTGCATCAAAGATGGCTTCAAGTATGCAACGCTATTCAGCGGGTGCTAGGGGTGAAGCTGTAATTCCTTCTACTGGTTCGTCTTATGCAGGTAGCGGTGGAAGTTCTACTACTGTTAATTATTCTGGGCCTATATTGAACTTCAACTCTGAAGAGTTTGTTCCTAAGTCTGCTGTAGGACAAATCATTGCAACTGCTACTGCTAGAGGTGCATCAGTTGGTGAATCTCGTACTATATCTTCATTAAGAAATTCACGTAGCCGTAGGTCTTCACTAGGATTATGAGTCTTGTTGCCTTAACTAATTTTATTGCGATTACTACGGCTAGCGGTAATAATCCAAGTGATTTGAATCCTAATAGTTTTCAAAATGGTAAATATGACCAATCTATTCCTCATCCTGTAACAGGTAGACATCATGAATATTTAAGTTTTAAGTATCAGGGTGCAGCTCGTAATAGATCAGGAGACAATATGGAGTCTGGTTTATTTCTTTCTAATAATGCAATTAGCATGGGTTATGCAAAGAAAGCTGTTGATGGTAAATATCATGTACAAGTTGATACTTATTTAATGAATGCTGATTTTACGCCTAATAAATTATTAACTTCTGAAATATGGATGGCTACTTCTTTGTCATACGATCCAACAACAATTGAAGTTTTACTTAGTAGTGCGATTGATGCAGTTGGAGCTAATGCACCTAATAGAATTTTAACTTCTAGACAAGTTGCTCATTTACCAGTAACAGGAACTATTCAGGCAAGATGAAGCCTGAACTATTAGTTGGTTTACCTTACCGTTTAGGTGCTGATCCTGTTAAGCATGGAGCTGGAGATTGCTTGAGTTTATGTCGTACTGTTTTAGCTCATTATAAAATTAGTTCTCCCGAACCAGAAAGAAGTTGGTATCGTAGGTTAAGAAAAAAGGATTATAGTATCTTTTTTGAAGAATTAAATAGGTGGGGAGTTGAATCACCCCCTAAACTAGGAGCAATTGCTTTATGCCTTAGTGAAAATGGTTCCTATGGTATGGCTGCTTTCTGGGAGGACGGATGGCTGAGTTACAGAAAAACATTCGGAGAGTTGGTGGTGAACTGGTGTCCGCTAGACAACCTTATGGTCGAAGGTTGCTATTACCGTCGGAAATAGAATTTTGTAAGTTATTAGGTTGTAGTGAAGAGGAATATTGGGAATTTACAGATAAGACTGCTTCCTATAACGGGAAAAGAAAAGAAGGATATGAGTTAATTCCTGACATACAGGCAGGGGCATTACCTGCTTGGATGGTCACAACAGGAGGAGGTCTTAGTGCTTGGGGGCAGATTGCTGTAGCTGTTGCTTTAACAGCAGTTGGTTATTTATTAACACCAAAACCTAAAGAACTAAAACAAGGCCAAAGAGTAGAAGGTGAAGATGCTATTGGTGCAAAGCGTTTTGCTCCACAATTTTCTTTTAATAGTCTTCAAGAATTAGCTAATCTAGGGGATACAATACCACTTGTTTTTGCTAATCAACTTTCAAATGATACTTCAGATACCGTTATTGGAGGTGTAAGAGTTAACGGACAATTGTTATGGTCACAGCTTTTAAGTTTGGGTCGATTACAGCAATTAAAAGCAATTACAATGTTCTCTTTAGGAGAGATTGATAGAACAGTAGACTCAAAAACAGGGAAAGCAAATCCTGAATTTGAAGGTTATGCAATTGGAGATCTTTTACTTTCTACTTACAGCAAGAAAAAATTAGATTTATTTTTTAAATCAAGTCCTTTAAATCGATCAAATAGGATTATTCAAAGCGATAGATATACGGAATCAGAAGTTGCAGGTATGCCATTACCTCATAACGATGTGTTTTCTGACAGTTGGATCGTAGGTAATACTCCAACTGATGATGTAGATCTCACAAGAGATACTCATGTTTATCCATTTAGCGGATCACGAAATCCTACGACTCAAGTAGCTTTTGGGCTGTATTCTCCAATGCCTAATGCAAATGTTGTGAAATTACCTTATGAGTTTATTTTTGAAACTAGAGGTATGGACGAGGATGCAATAAAAACTTTAAGAATAAAACAAAAAAAGATTGAGACTTGGTGGCCTACAAGAGCAGGTTTTACGGGAACAGGTGTTGGAACGACTGTAGGAAGCACAATGACATATCAAATAATGAAAAGTAAACAAGATTATGACGAAACAGAAGAATATGGAACGAAACCTCATGGGGTTGAAGATGTCGTTGCAATGGTTCGGTCTATAAGAGAAGAAATAGATGCAAAGATAAATATAGGTGATACATATATGGCTGGTGATGCTTTAGTTTCTTGTATCGACGTTACAGACGAAGCTCATAACGCTCCACCAGGAACTCCTTGGAGAGAAATAGATGTTACTGGTAATGGTATTCAACGTAAATATACTTTTGAAGTAGAAGAAGCAGGTGGTGAATGGTTAAAATCTGATGGGACTTCATATTTTATACATCCTAATTTATATGTGCATGAAAGTATTCCTACTTACGTTGATGGTATTGTTCCACCAATAAAAGTTGATAATTTAGACATTTATTACACACAAGATATGAGTGATTGGTCATTGCAATATGGCTTTCCATATCGTAATCCAATTTTACAAAAAGTAGCTATTGGAACGATTACAAATAGTAGACCCTGTAGTGTTACCGAAATTGGATTAAAGTCAAAAGTTTTTAATCAAGTAAGAGGTACTAATTTAAATTCTATTGCTTCAGATGAAGATAGAAAGAAAATTTTTAAAGATAGAGGATCTTTTCAGGCAGGTCAAATGGATTTATATTTAACTAGAATGTCATTCTTTAAATTACAAGTTAGAAAAGCAGGTACTAACGATAATTGGAATGATCTTATAAATTCTTTAGACCATGATCATAGTGGTATTTTTTGCGTTAGAGGTAATAGTCCAGAATTTCAATATAATTATTTAAAAATTACTCATCCAGGTTTAAATAGCGGTACAAATAATCAGTTTGAATATAGATTCAAACCTTATCCAGGTAATATGGTTGCCGTTTTTGGTATGAAAAAAGAATATAATTTATTAAATGCAACTGTTACAAGTGTTGCTTTAGCAGAGACAGAAAACAAAAGTCAGCAAAGAGAAAGTAGTTTTATTTCTAAAACTGATTACGGTGATTTTGTTGTGACATTTGCTGGACAAAAACATTATTCATTAGATGTAGGTGATGTATCGAGTACCGAATGGATTCAATCGATTGCTTCACTTGAAGTTGATATAACAAAAGGGCCAGCTTTAGAAATAGATTCATATCAAACCAGTTCAGGAAGAGCAGGAGGAACTATTCAATTATTAGCAGGGCCGATCAATCCTAATCCTCCTGATCCTATTCCTTCTTATGTCTATAACGAGACACCAGGAGAACCCCATAATGAAACTCTAATTTCCTTAAATAAACACTATGGAGAAGAAGGAGCAGATAATGAATGGGCTTGGGTCGTTTATGAAGATGGAGTAGAAGTAGGTGTTGAGTTCACTAAGAAAGACACTAAAATCGAAGATGTAACAATTGAAAGTACTGAGAAATTTACACCAAGTATTATTATTCATCTAGCTGGTGAAGAACCTACTATGCCAGTACCTACATCTAGGAAATATACAATTGAGGCTACAAGTACTGGTTCGCAGGATCCATTTGTAGATCGAAATCCTCTTAACGATGAAGTAGTTGCTTATTATAAGATTAATAGAAAACCAGCTACAATCAACCTTGTGATGGGTACTAGTTAATGCCTACAAACGATGGTTTCCATAGCTCAATCGAATCTCCTACAGGGAGTGCTACAGGAACAAATTTAAAAATAGAATTAAATATTACTTGGGATTATTCATATAATTGGCAAGCTAATTGGCAAGTTATTGATCAAGGAAATAATTATAAAGTAGGTGATGTATTAACGATACCAAGACCTTCTGGATTACCTGTTTCGCAAATTTTTTCAGGTACTCATAAGTTTACAATTACCAAAACAGGGATTAATGAAACAGAAAGAGCTTTTAAGTCTATAAATATGTTTGATCGTATTGCTGATTATGTAATGTTTCCAGGGATGGAAACTCGTAGTCATCAAAGCGGCCCTGAACACGAAATTGTATACGTAAAC